CAGTATCAGTCCAGACATTTGCAGGATCTGTCGGTAGATATGTAAGCGGCGGAGAGTTACCCAATGCTGGGATAGTATTCTTTCCGATAGAGATGAGATTATTGTAAGTAGCATCATCTAATACACCATAAGCAGCATTTATTGCTTGTGTGAGTTTGTTGAGAACTGTAGATGATACTAGGCTACCCGGAGTATAATCGCTGTTCGTCTTGCTCGCGCCCATATAACCAGCAGCAACTGCATTGATGAACAATCCAGTGTTGTTTAATACTGATCCTAAAAGATTGATCCCTAGAGGGCTCTGAACACCTGAGTTTGCCATGATATCTCGCTACTGAACAAATACGTTAGGACTGCCCTGTGTGATAGGGTGTCCACATGAGTTTCCTGAGCCAACTCGCAATACAGGAGAACCTTCGATAAAAACAGTAGGACTGCCGTTAGTCGTTTTAGCACTGGCATGGGGGCCGATGCCGTGAGGGGTGATCGGACTGACATGCAAGCCTGCTGGAAGACCATTTACAAACACTGTCTTGGCCCCCTTCACTATCTTGCCACCCCCGGAATCAGCATCCCCTACACGACTTATCTTTGGCATCCACTATCCTAATATGAGTTTTTTGGCTTCTGGTACTGTGAGACCAGTCGTCGCCTTGATGTAAGATGCTCTAATGCTAGCATCCGTCAATGCGCTGATCGTCACGTTATTAGTATTTATCCTTGTTTCAGCCTTCGGATCTGCGGTGAACATGCTGGGCACGAGGCCCAATCCTTGAGGACCGGGGGCGACTGATACTGGGTCATGAACGATGAGTTCATTGCCTTCTATTTGTAATACCTTAGCCACGAGTTCTTCACCTGAACTGAGCTTAAACGTATAAATCTCGTTGATCTTGTATTCCATCTGGTTTCCTTTATTATACCTGATTTAACTTTACTTTTAGATCGTCATATCCGCCCACATATTCATCATCGATAAAAATCTGCGGAACAGTCTTGGCATGGGGAACGGCTGCTAATAGGTCTTCCTTAGTATAGCCTTCACCGATCTTGCGCTCTTCGAACTCGATTCCTAATGCGACTAGGAGGTTCTTTGCAGATAAGCAATATCTACAGTTATCTTTACTCCAAACTACGGCTTTCATATTATCTTCCTCTGCTGTTATTCTTTGTGATCGTTGGCTTGCCGAAACCCTTAGGTTGCTTGAATCCTTGCTTGTCTTTCAGGATGTTCTTGTCGAACTTTGGCTTGTTCGGAATCGGCGGTTTCTTCTTATCATCGCTCATTAAGGTTCTCCTTATAGTTCTGGTAATGCTTCATAATCTAGCACATCGCTCATGATTCCGATAACATAGGAGGTGCTTTCGGATTCTTGTAGAGCAGTTTGTTTCTTGCTGGTATCCATGTGCTTGTTGAACCAAGGAATAGGGGTTGATTTGGGTGCTGGATTCCAATATTTCAGTCCGATGTCCTTTAGCGCACCAACCGCGACGAAATCGACAAAGTTTCTGAGGATGCTGGCATTGAGACCGATGACCGGACCCTTCTTAAACAGATAGTCTGCCCATTCCTTTTCTTCGTGAATAACATCTTCATAAATCTGTCTAACTTCTGCTTCGCAATCGATCTTTGCTTGTGCGAAGCGAGGATCTTCCTTCACTACCTGATTGATGATCCAAGCAGTCCATTCTTTGTGCAAGAGTTCATCTTGAAGGATCAGGCTAATGATGTTGCCATTGCCCATAAAAATCTTGTTCTCCACCATCGCGAGAGATGTAGCGAACGAGACCATGAAGCGGAAGGCTTCGAGAGCATAACTCGCGTGTAGTGCTAACCAGATAGCACGAATATGCTTATCTTCCTGCACATAGTTATTCACTTCTTTGATACAGTTTAGTTCGTGAAGGTCATCATAATACTTACCGATGCTGGAAGCCATATCGATGATCTCTTGTGTATCGTGAATAGAGTTAAATGCATCTTTGGGAACGTTGTAGATATTACGGATGATATGACTGTAACTACGACTGTGAATGTTTGTCTCGAAGAAGCCCCAGTTATACATAAGTGCTTCTAGTTCAGGAATAGAACACACAGGAGTAAAAACTTGAGTAGGACCTCGACCTTGAAGGCTGTCCAGTGCTGTCTGTCGTAGAAGATTGCTCGTAAAGATATGTCTTACTGTCTCACTAGCGTCCTTGAAATCTTGAGAATCCTTTGTGAGGGAGATTTCTTCCGGAACCCAGAAGAAGCCGCGAGCAGTTTGTTCGATCTTCTGCAACTTCTGATACTTGACTTCTTCGAAACGCTGGATAGTCACCGGTCCTGCTGGATCTAGAAACATCTTGCGAGACAAATAATCTGTCTTGGTGGTCAAGTTATATTGTGCTTTAGACATTTAATCTTCCAATCCTAATCCTGATAGTTCTCGTAGTCGTCTGATATTGAAATAACTTCTGGTTTCTGCTATTGATTTTTTTCTCTTTGCTAGAACAAACCTATCATCCCGGTGTTCTGTGCCTATATAATCATCTAAATCTGATGGGTCTGTTAGTTCTTCAAAGGAATGTCCGGGATTCTTGACATTATAAACTGATAAAACTGTATCTGGGTCATGCACTAACTTCTTCCATAAATCGATGCCATCATCACTTAATTGGCTATCGCTGAATAACAAAGAGTATGGTATGTGTTCTAGTATCTCTTGATATAGATCAGTCGCATAAGGAGGACTATTTCTATAGTTTGGATTTTTACCTACCAAATTGACTGCATATCCTTGTGTTCTTTTATCTAGTTCTACTGCAATAACTATATCATCAGATAGTTGATACCAAAAATAAACTATATTATTGCCTTCTAACTTAAATAAATTGTTAGATACCTTTTCTATCTGATGACCGTGTTGAATCCATTCTTCTATGTTTCTTCGCAATACATTAAAAGCATCACCCACATTACCTACCCGATCAGGCATCTCTGCTAACCAAGTCGTATTGAAAGATGTTCTGCTAGTTGTCATTATATTAGTAGTTCCCTGATGCTAATACGATACGGCAGATATGTTCTAGGCGTTCCACGTGTTCATATGCGCGCCATGGGCTGCTATCGACTGCGACAACACCATGGCCCTTTATACCAATGATATCATAGTCTATAAAGCCCTTGTCGTCAAGATTAAAGGACTTAAAACATTCATCAGCGAGTTGCTGGCTGATAGGAGGAACATCTCCTACATTGGGGCCTACATTCGTATATCGGCTTAGCTCGGGGAAGCTCTTTACAAGCTCGCCTAGTTCGATACCGGCGTGCATCGCTGCGACACAATAAGTAGGATGTAGATGAACAACGACACGAATATCATCAGACTGTTTTCCCATAGCCCGTTGTAGGCCAAAGTGAAGGGGCATCTCGCCGCTGGGTCTGAGGTTTTTACTGATATCGGTGTAGGGGAGTTCTACTGGGCCAGCATCAGTGACCCTGATCTTCTTAAACTGATCAGGCTGTAGCGTCTGCTTGCGGGTGCTGCTGGGGGTGATATAGAAATAGTCGTGACTATGATCGCGAACGCTCATATTTCCATCGCGGCTGGTGATCCAGTTACGGTCATAAGCATCTACCAATATCTCGCATAGTGTCTCTAACATTTTATTTGTTCTCGCTTTTATAGTTGTATATTACTTATGCACTAGATTGCTGCTCGCAAAGTAATCGCTTATTGCAGGGTTGGTTTGGGAATCTCTTTGACTTCGCTTCTGGATTCGAATATCATTCGCACGATTAGTTCATACTCTTCGGGGGACAACACAGTCTTATAGATAGTCAATGCCTGTGCTACCATTACACCCGCGATGGCTAGAGGAGAATAATGGTTTAATATGAACTGGTCAGATAACTCGAAATAGGCATCATATATCCTCTTCAAGTCCTCATCGCTGATATAGTCTGTCTTCATAGCTTGCAGCTTTCACAATCTTCTTCATCGTCGAAATCGATGGGCATCAGGGGCGCATCGTCTTCTACTTCTTTAGAACCCTGCTTATTTATCAGACTATAATAGAATGTCTTGAGACCCCAGAGATGTGCTTGCATAAGATTTTTAGCGATGAGTGTTGTAGGAACCTTGCGCTCTAGGAAGTGTGCTGGATTATAGAAAGTGTTAGTGCTGATAGACTGATCCACATAAGCAGCGAGAACCGCAGCCGTCTTTAGATATCCTGCACAATCGACCTGATTCCACATAAGTTGATATCTGTTCTTCAGTTTATGATACTCGGGAACCACTTGTATGAAGGAGCCTGCTTTGGATTCTTTCACAGAGATCAGAGACATCGGCATCTCAATTCCGTTGGTAGAATTGATAACAACACTGCTGCTTTCTACCGGTGCGATTGCCATAACAGTCGCGTTGCGAACACCATGCTCCTTCATCTTATTCCTGAGCATTTCCCAGTCCAGTTCAGGCGTGAAGTCAGTGAGATCATTCGAACCAGGTGCTCTCTTCTCCCAAGGAAAGATACCCTGACCATAGCGTGTCCGATCCGAATGCAAACAGGGGCCGCGTTCTTTCGCGAGTTCGACATTCGCTTCAGTGAGATAATAAGCCTGATGCTCCATCCAGGTCTTTATCTCG